TTGTAAATAACTCACATTAGCATTAATAATAACATTACCATTAGCAATAGCTAAATTAGCATCTTCGTAATGATGTATACCATTTGGATTGCTATATTTGCCTGCAACATATTTAGACAAATTGTTCGTATCAAGAGGCCAATCAAATCTTGGATCTATAATATCATTGTAATGTAGTACCAGCCAATGTAGTTCGGGATTATTATAAAACTTATCGGCAACTAGTTCCGGTGTTTCGCCATCTTTAATATCATATTCATCATATAAACCTAAGTTACTTTTTACTTCATCCGATATTGTAACACGGGTTGCTAGATTGGTTACTATCTGAACCGTGCTTGCATCATCTAAAGAATAATAGGTATAGGGAAAGCTTTTAAAGTACATTAGTAGCCTTCCGTAATCATTTTCTTAGTAAGAATTTCAAGTTCTCGGAATGTCAAAGACATATTAATTTCTGTTGGTGAACCATCTCTAAAAGAAGAGAATTGATCTCCCCCATAACTCACATCCATTGATTCAAGTGCGCATGTGGCAAATTTATGAAAATAGCCATTCTCATCATCACCAAAATAATATGTTATATCAAACTCGGAAGGGTATATAAAGAAGAACTTACCATCTGACATATCCGGATGCATATGAAATTTAAACGTGTTTATAATATTATAAACCGCATCGGATTCAGTTTTATTTTTAGGAAAAAATTTATACTTAAATGCAAAAGATCTAAAATCAACAGATTCAAAAACCGTTTCTTTAAAAGGATTTAAAGACGTACCAGAAGCTGCTGACATGGCGGAGGCTACATCTGCTGCTCCCATTGCTCCGGGTAGCTTGGCTAATGAAGCCCCCATTGCTGCGCCTGCCTCACCACCAAGACCTTTAATGTTATCTAAGACCCCACCACTTAACGCACCCAGTAAAGTACCTAGTTCTTTGTTAGCATAGTTCATACTGTATTTAACAGTTGGAGGACCGTCAACGTGTAATGCTATAGCATCGGATATTCTATAAGTTGTATCTTTCTTCAATAAATCTGAATTAGCCATAGCAGTACCTATAACTGCTCCACCAGCAACTCCAGCAACTGTACCTGCTTTTTGCGCAAATGAATCTACTGCCGCCCCGGTTTTACCGGCAACTTTTGCAGCGCCACTGACTAGAGAAGAAACTGCCACACCAACGGCTGTACCTGCCGCTACAGCACCTGCCGCTACCGCCGCTGTTTTAATAGAATTACTACTAAGTTGATCTTTTGTAAGGTTTGCTGAGTTAGGATTTCTCTTGGTTTCAAACAATATATTGTCTGAATTAAACTTTGACTTACCTCTAATATTAATGTTAAAAAGAACGTAGTGCTTAAGATTATCTGCAGTCTGTAGGTCGGAAGGGTACTGAGTAATGTTTACTTTAAACTTATTTTTATCTATCTTACCAGCCGATGAAGTAGCTTGCTTGTAAGCATCTAATGCTGTTTTCTGGCGTTCTTTAATATCTGCTGCCATGGTTTTTCCATAAATAGTTGGATTATATTATATTTATCCCGTTATGTACAAAGCAACTTACAAAGGCCGTTACAGGGTCACCAATCCTTCTAAGTATAGAGGTGACATTCATGATGTTATCTATAGATCGTCTTGGGAACTAAAATTCATGAAATGGTGCGATACAAACCCATCTGTTTTGGAATGGGGATCGGAGACTATGATCATACCTTATAAATCCCCGGTGGATAGTAAGGTGCATCGTTACTTTGTTGATTTTTATATACGGGTTAGAGATAAACATGGTGTAATTACTAAGTATTTAATAGAAATTAAACCTGAAAAATTTACAAGGCCGCCAGATATACCTAAACGACAGACCAAAAGATTCATTGATGAGGTATTCCAATATGGGGTTAATCAATCTAAGTGGAAGGCAGCTAATGAATACTGTGTTGATAGAGGTATGAAGTTCCTTGTTTTGACTGAAAAAGACCTTGGACTATAACGGATAAATATAATTATGGCTACAAGTAATCCCTTTCAGGATATCAGAATGAAAGCTGGCGATGTTGATCGCTCTTTTGACTGGTATCAGATTCAAATTAAGAATCTTAAAAACATCAGACCTAATAAGTTGATGACGAGTACACCTGATTTGACGACTACTATCATGCCCGGTAACATGTACATGTTCTTCTATGATGCTAAGTTAAAAGATAAGTTACCTTATTGGGATAGCTTTCCATTAGTACTGCCGTTTAGAAAAGTACAGGATGGGTTCTTCGGACTTAACTTACATTACCTGCATTACCCTATACGATTTAAATTACTCGGTGCTTTGCATGACTTAGCATACGATCATAAGATTACAGAAAATACTAGGTTACAATTAAACTGGAGAATACTTAATTCTACTACCAGGTTTAATCCAATAAAGGCTTGTGTAAAGCATTATCTTTACGATCAGCTTCAATCTAGATTTCTTAAAATACATTACCCCGATTGGGTTACGGCTTCACAATTACCTGTTGAGAGGTTCATTGGAGCAAGCAAGCAAGAGGTCTGGAGAGACTCAAGGAAGAAGTTTTAATGGCAAAAGCTAATTTTAATTTAAGTCAGTTTATCGGTGCTGTTAGAGAAGACAGTTTAGCAAGGGTAAACAGGTTTGAAGTTTTTATAAACCCCCCTGCAGCAATGATAGATAAAAACCGGTCTAACGCCGGTGCAATCAGTCTATACTGTGAAATGGCAAGTCTACCCCCTGTTAATATCTCTACAAAGTCCTTTAAGATTTTTGGACCTACCTACCAAAGACCATTTGGTGCAGAGTATGGTGGTGAAGGTATAGCTTTAACCTTTCACGTAGATAGGGATATGCAAGTTAAGAAGTTTTTTGATGACTGGACTGCAACCGTAGTAGACCCTGATTCAGGTTTTGTGGGTTATCAAGAAGAATATATCTCTACGATTAGCTTAAGGCAATTAGATGAAGAAGAAAATGTTACATATGAGTTAGAATTATATGAAGCATTTCCAAGAAGTGTAAACTTGTTAGAGTTAAACAATTCTGCACAAAACCAAACCCATCGCCTCAACGTACTATTCGCCTATCGCTACTGGAAAGATGTTGCTAGGGAGTTTCAAACATTACCTATGGACATTCCAAGGCAAAGACAGTTCCCTGAAGTACCTATTGTGGATTCAAGATTTACACCGCAGAGTACAAGTGTTTCAGTGACAGGGGAAGATCATTACGATCAATTAGGTAATTTTATCGGACACTTTTAATAAATTATAGGAAATATTATGGCTTTACCAAAATTAAACACTCCCACTTATGAATTGATTTTACCGTCGACAGGACAAAAAGTAAAGTATAGACCTTTCTTAGTTAAAGAACATAAAGTTCTATTAACGATGGCAGAGGCAGAAGACAGTGAAGTTGGTAGAATTGTACGTGAATTGGTAGATGTATGTACGTATGAGAATCTATCAGTAAATAATTTACCGCATTTTGATATTGAATATATCTTTATGCAGTTAAGAGCTAAGTCTATAAGTGAAGTTGTTGAGGTTATTGTAAACTGCGAATGCGGTGAAAAAATTGATACTTCATTTAATATTGAAGATTTAAAAGTAGAAAGACCAGAAGGTCATTCTAATAAGATTATGCTAACTGACGATATCGGTGTTGAGTTAAAGTACCCAGGTATAGATGATGTGTTTGCTGTATTTTCAGATGAAGGTTCAGAAGACATCTTTAAACTTGTAATCAGTAGTATTAAAGGAATTTATAATTCTGAAGATTATTGGGATACCAAAGATCAATCAGAAGAAGAGCTTGAAGAGTTTATTTACTCTTTAACAAAAGAACAATTTAGTAAACTAGAAGTATTTTTTACATCTTCTCCAAAGATTGTGCAGACAATTGAATGTGATTGCCCTAAGTGCGGTAAACATAACGTTTCCAGACTTGAAGGCTTACAGAATTTTTTCGTATAACCCTTTCCTCGGATAATTTAGCTAATTATTTTACGCTAAATTTTTCCTTGA